GTTGATGCATAATCGTATTGATAATGAAGTTGCTGTTGGTTCGAATCCTTACTCTTTGGATTGGGAACGAATTGCCAAACGTTTGAAATCAAAAGGAAAACATGTTATTGCTGGCGATTTTGGAAATTTTGATGGTTCTCTTGTTGCTCAAATTTTGTGGGCAATATTTTGGGAAATATTTGTTCCCTGGTTGGAAATGTTTAATGATTTGAATAGTCAGGAAGGACGTGATATTCTGAAAATCTGTCTTGGTCTCTGGGCTCATCTTGTTCATTCTGTCCATATTTTCGGAGATAATGTATATATGTGGACCCATTCTCAACCTTCTGGAAACCCTTTTACTGTTATTATTAATTGTTTATATAATTCAATTATAATGCGTGTTTCGTGGATTCGTATTATGCGTCGTGATTGTCCAAATTTTATGTCGATGAAATTTTTTCGTCAATTTGTTGCTTTGATCACTTATGGTGATGACAACGCCGCAAATATAGCGGATAAGGTGATTCATTTGTATAATCAAGAAACTATCAGCGCTATTATGGCAGATATGAAACATGAATATACTGACGAAGGTAAGTCTGGTACAATTATAAAATCACGTCATCTGGAAGATATTTTCTTTTTAAAACGTGGTTTCAGATTTTGTCCTGAATTGCAACGTACAGTTGCACCTCTTAAAATTGAAGTGATTTATGAGATGTTGAATTGGACCCGGAATACCATTGATCCGAATGTTATTCTTATGTCCAATATTAATACAGCTTTTCGTGAGATAGTTAATCATGGTAGAGATGCTTATGATGAACTGTATCGTGGAATTATGCGAATTGCTGTTAAGCTTCCTTCTATTCCACAAATTTCCACTTATGAGCAGTATTTGCACGATCTTACATATCTTGCAGATGAAGTTTATGAGTTTTGAGGTCAAAATGTGATCTTGCTTTTCTATACAAATATTAGAGGTTAATTAAGAGAAAAGTAGTGCTATTTTGATAACTAGGTTAACTATTTAGTTTTACGGCCCAGGATGCCTAGTGGCAGCCCCACAATATCCAGGGTACCCTCTATGCGACTTATGGATTAGGTAGTCTTTTAGTCTAAGTAACTTACCTGCTAACTTTTCAAATTCAAATGATATTATCGAGGATCGCGAGCTTACTTCCGAGCAAAGAGAAATTGTACATTTTTCTAGTGAAGGAGTTACCCCTGCGACTTCTGCTGTCCCTGATATCGTTAATCTCTCAACTGATTATTTGTCAATGACCACGAGAGAGGAACGAATTCATACAATTAAAGACTTTTTGTCTCGACCCATTATTATTCAAACTGGTTTATGGTCTTCAGCTACTGCTGAAGATACACAGCTTTACACTGCTAACTTTCCTGAAACACTCATTTCAAATGCTATGTATCAGGAAAAGTTGCGGGGTTTTGTTGGTCTTCGTGCTACTCTTGTTGTTAAGGTTCAAGTTAATTCTCAACCTTTCCAACAGGGGCGTCTTATGCTTCAATATTTCCCTTATGCTCAGTATATGCCCAATCGAGTTGCTTTGGTCAACTCCACTCTTCAGGGTAGATCTGGGTGTCCTAGGACTGATTTGGACTTATCTGTTGGCACAGAAATTGAAATGCGTATTCCTTACGTATCTCCTCATGTATATTATAATTTGATTACTGGCCAAGGTTCTTTTGGTG